TCAGTTGTGTGCCTCTGGCAGCAGCCCCTTATCTTTGCAAAACTGAATTACTTCAACGTAGCGAAAGAGTGCGCCGCCTTTAGGCGGATGAAGTTCTTTGACTTCCTCCGGGAAAGGGGTGCCGACCTTTTCCCACTCTTTACGTTTACGGTAAAAGGTGGTGCGCGAGATCCCTCCCAGCATTTCCTGAACGCGCTCGCGATTTACTAAAATGGGTTGGATATTAACTGTTGTCTGCATACTTCTCTCCAGTAGCCCGGGCCGGGGCCATTGATAATTCGTTATCAACTGTCACGACGCCATGCATATGGCAACGGTTCAGGTAAAATCCACAGGTGGCGTATATTCGCCACGTTCACCACGTCGCGTTCAGCCGGGTAAATCTCGACCGCATCCCTGTCTGCATAGCCAACGGCGTTTTTGATTTCCTGGAGCGTGTCCCAGCTTATGCCGTCTTTCCAGCGTCCGGCTAACCCCAGCTCTCTTGTATTAACTGACAGGCGGATCACGCCTCCGTCCTCATGAAATTCCTGCACCAGAAAGCGCGGATTTATCCAGACGCTGGTTCGGTTGGGATCGTGGAGTTTTTCCGGCCACTGCGATTTCGGTACCTCTTTAAAACAGCAGATCATGGTTTTCCCCTTAAACCCATCACAGGGCTTGCCAGAGCGCGTAACCTACGAGGTTTATCCATCGGCGTCGCGATGTAACTGTGTTGGCAGTTCCTGATCTCGACGCGAAGTTTGGTCCCGTCAACCCGGATCATGTAATCTACGCTTTTGCCTGTTATGCCGTAGTCCCCGAAACGCTCGTAATGTTCCTGGAGCGCTGCGGCGCAAGCCTGTCGGGCCACCGGAGATTGTTTGCTGCCTCTGTTAATTAGTCTCATCGTTAACCGGGAGGGCGAACCCTCCCGCCTCCCTTAGCCGACATACTCAGGTTTCATATCCAGCAGCGTGATGCTGAATTTCTCGTAAAGCTCATCGCCCAGGTGGCGTTTCGCCGCCGTCAGGGTCTGCTCAGCCTTCGCGAATATTTCTGCGGCATCCGGCTCATCCGGCTGTGGCAGTGAGTTGATCGCCGCTTCGACTTTGTTGCGCGCGTCCACCAGGTAATAGCGCTTCACGGCTTTGTTTTTCAGTTCAGTAAACAGGGCGGTGCCCAGTGTGGCTTTCGCTGCTTCGATATCCACACGTACCGCTTTAGCGCCATCGACGTCTTCAGCAGATTCAATGCGGTCGCGGAAATCATCGGCCAAGGTATTGATATTGGTCGCCGATTCCTGCGCGCTGTGAGTTGTTGTTACGTTGTCACTAGAGATTTCAGCCAGGCTTACCCGCGCTGGCACCGGGTTTATCTCTTTCTCGGTGCGTTGCTCCACTTCATCAGGCGTATACACGCCGAGAACAACCGCTGGGCAGTAGAGACGCGCCCAGTACTTAAGTGCCAGGTAAGCGATCTGCTGTTTCGGGTTTGATATCCACAGCGGCGAATTGCGGGTAATCACGCTGGAAAGGAAGACCGGTTCTCCCCAGGTGATTTCACTCTCGCCGCGGATGACCGCACCCACGCGAACCGACAGGCCCTGTTCGTCGGCGCTGGACCAGCCTCGTACCATTTCTTTCTTGTCGTACGTCCCGCCGCCTTTCGCCGGCTTCTTAACGACCTCCTCACGGCTGCTGGCGCATTTCGACCAGTCACCCTCGTACTCATAGTGAAAGCGTCCCACGATTGCGTTTGAGCTCGAGATCACCGCGTTGACCAGCTGCGCTTCGTAACCCAGTACGCCGTTTACCAGGTGCGTTTTCTGTGCAACGGCGTAAGGGTTCATGCCCCATTGCATTGCCTGCATGATGATGGCCATGCAGTCGGCTGGGTTGCCGCGAAGATGTTCAGGGACCGTTACTGCTGCCTGAGCCATCAAACCGGCAACGGCCTGCAACTGGGTTAATGCCTGCACATTGAAGATGGCGTTACTGGCAGAGATAGTGTTTGGAGCCTGCTGCTCCGTGGTTACGATATTCATGTTTTCCATCGTCATTCCCCTTATGCCTGAGTGCGCAGCGCTTTAAGGCGGTGCAGGTCGAAGTCGTTCAGTTCGTCGGTGTAGTCTTCGGTGATCGGCGCAGGCCAGTAGTTGGTATCGTAGGCCTGAGCCAGAGCGCGCATGGTTTTCTGATACTCTTGCATGCCCAACGCCAGCAGATCCTCCGATGCCTCAATAACCGCCACCCAGTGGTAACCCTCGTCTTTGTTGACGAAGATCCAGAAGAACTGGTCAAAGTCAGCGACGGAGCAGTACATGCCCGCGCTGAGGTGGTAATCGCGGTCGATGATTTCCCGGTGCAGCCTGGCGCGCAGGCCGTCCTGCTTTATGCGGCCCATGCTAATCGTCTTCAGATCAACGCCGATACGAACACCGTTGATTTCAACCTCAAGGTCAGGGCGAACACGGACCTCAAGACCGGTTTCGTCGTCCATACCGAAGTAACTGGTTTCGACTGAACGGGAAGGGTGGCGCAGCAGTTTCCCGGCTGATTCATGGTTTAACAGGGCTTGCTGAATTGCCGTGGCCAGCGCCAGTTGCTCAATGGAAAGGATGGTTTTACCGGCCACGCTATCGCGCCATTGCTGCTCGAACTCATCAGCGAAAATGGCACCAGGGTTCACCGCGCGGATAGCCGCCTGCAGTTCTTCTTTCTTGCCGGTGAGTTTCAGCTGCTCGGCTTTTGGCTTATCCGCATTAAATTCGCGGATGAACGCCTTCATGGAGTCGGTGGTAGTGAATGCTTCCTCCGGAACGCCGGGGAACACCACGAATTCTTCGTGAAGCTTCTCCGGCTCCAGGGTAAGCGTGTGGGTCAGACTGCCGAAGGTTAGCGCCTCGCTGCTTTCGCGGCGGATTGTCTTGGTTACATGGCGGCCGTGATAGAACATCAGGCTGACGCGGGCATCTTTCACCATGGTGGAGCTGATGCCGTTAGCGGCGTGGTAAACGCTGTTCGGCAACCCTTCATAACGACCTGGCTCGAAGAACGCTGGGTATTCCACTGTTGATTTATCCTGGTGCTCTTCTGGCTCGATCTGATTTACTTTTTGGGCGTTTTGATGCGCAGAATCGTCATTCTGATGCGCATTTTCCGGTTTTTGCTTCACATTCTCCTGATCATGATTCGCCAGACTCGGCGCTGCGGCAGCGAAAATTTCTGATGGCGTTACGGCATCTGCCTGCGGATGATCTGCATCAGCGCCTTCGCCTGTTGAAACCGGTGTACCAGCCGGGATTTCGTTACTGACAGCCGTTTCCATCTGCACATCTTCGGTAATCTCCAGTTCTTCGCGTAGGCCTTCGGCCATTTCCTGATAAGTGGCGTCGCCCATTACCGGGCCATTGTCCGGATTAACCGGGGGGTTACCGGTCAGCCCTTCGATGGAGAACACACCAGCGCCGAGGTTTTCGACCTTCGGCTGTGCAGCTGCTTCCTCAGCCCGGCGGCGCGCCCCTTCTTCCCGGGCGCGCTGCAGATTCTCTTCGTGAGTACAGAAAGTTTTACGCGGCGTTTTATCCCATTTCGGATCCGCCGGGTCGCTGATACCCTCGACATATTCGCCGCGGCCAGCAGCCAGTTGTTTATCCAGGGTTTCACGGCTGAATTGCGCAGCCTCTACAGTTGCAGCATCTGGCTTGTCATGCTGGTGTTCTTTCAGGTTTGCACTGATATAGGTTTGCAGGCTGACCGGGAAGTGATGGACGTTCTCGGCGGCACCACGGATCAAGGCGAAAATGGCAGCGCGTGAATAATCCAGTATGCCCGCAGTTTTGCGCAGCGCGGCTGACCATTCCCTGAACGGGCTTTCTTTTTTCTCAATGATTTCTCTGGCGTGGCGGTGAATGGATACAGGCATGTTGTAAATATCGAAATCCATCGGCAGCGTCGCGGCTGCAATTTCAATATCCAGCGTATCCAGGGTATGCGCATAATCCTGGCTGCGATCTGTCGCGATGCCGCCGCCAGCGTTTGTGCCGGTGTCGGTGCGCTGGATAGCGGACACGCGGTTGCCTTTAGCCCACTCTTTGACCAGCAGCCCGCGATCGGTGTACATCGTCTCGCTCCAGGCCTTCAGGAACTGCAGCATCACGCCCAGCTCAGGTGTTTTACGATCCTGAGGAAACACTTCCCTGACCGAGGCGGTCAGTTTCCACAGGTCGTATTCTTTGACGTCTTTCAGCGCAGGCGTGTTTTCAGCGGCCAGCAGCAGGTTCTGGACATACGAGTTATCGACATCCAGTTCCAGCGTAATAACTTCTTTCTTCTGCTCGAGGGTGATGTAATAGGCGTACTCTTCTTCAGAAATGAGCTGGGCAAGCAGACGCTGGCGGAATGGCAGAGTGGCCACGGTGATAAGTGCCGGCACGTCAGCGTCACGGAATTCCTGGACGATTTCAGAGGCGGTGTCGCTGGTGTTATTAATTTCAGCCCATTCTTTAACGAGGTGCGGGCGATCGCCTGGTTCAGCTTCCACCCAGGCTGAAATAAAGCCGTTAATGGCGCTGATTTCGTGGTTCTGATCGAGTGGGAATAATTCTTTTACGGCCTGAATGAGTTTCCACTCAACATGCGCAGACAGTTCATCAATGCCTGGTACATCCCGGCAGGCCTGCAGCAAATTCTGGATATAGAGATTACTTTCATCGGCCTCAGCTGCGCCGATTTGCACGTGCATAGCTTCACTGATTTCTTTCACTTCAGTGTCGTTAAGCAGGTGAGCAATCAGGCGCTGCGGCAGACGCAGGCGCGCTACCGGGCGAAGCAGCGCAGGGACGTCAGCAGCCGGCACACTGGCATGACCGGCAGTGTCCTCCAGCTGCGCGTGCTCTTCCTGAATATTTACGGATTCGGCTTCTCTGGAAATTTTGCTCCATGACTTCCCGTCTTCGCCGAGTTCGTAACGATCACACCAGCTATCGTCCAGAACGCCTTCGGCGGGCAGGTCGTCAACAATAAGCCAGTTCGTACGGACCGGAAGCTGGTAATCCGCGCCGCGTCCAGTTTCAATTTCGGCGTCTTCCAGGATGTTCTCGATTTCACGCTGGGCGCGCGAGTCGGATTTGGCAGAGAGCCAGCAAAACAGGTTTTTGGCCCCTGATTTCGCTTTTGCCTTAATGAGAAACGCATATGTGTTCATTGCGTCTGAGCTCCTTTGGGTTGTAAGATCCCCGGCGCTTGTAAGAGCCGCCTTCGGTTTAGGTGAAAAATTCCGGTATGCTTTGGTCGGTGTTACCGGACGTAAGGCCCGCTTTGGCGGGTTTTTGCGTTTATTGCTCGTGAGCCATCTGGTCGTGCTCGGCGCACTGCTTAGAGCAGTACTGCCGTTCTTCGCGGGCAAGCATGTTGCCGCGCAGTAAAAGCAGGGTGCTTTTCACTTCATCGCCTGTCTGGAAAGGCGTTTTGCAGTAGGCGCATTTCGCACCGGTAGTTTCCTGTCCGTGAATCATCGGATCACCCCAGCCATTCAGTAAAACTTCCACAAGACAATCGTTGATACGTGTGGCGCCGCGCATGGTGCGCAGGTAAACGTATTTGCCGCGAACCGCTGACACATTCCAGGTGTGCCCGTCGTGCTTTGCCAGCATTCCCGGGGTCACGCACTGGCGAATGATGTGCATCGTGCCGTAATGTTGGTTAACCATCTTCTTCCCCCTTGTTTCGCCTGTCTTTTAACCACTTCAGGCTCGGTGGTATGCTGGTCGCTCTCACACAGCCAGCAAAGGAAACAAAAATGAAAGGCAGTAAAGTGAATTGTCCAGTTTGTGGAAATGAAGCCTATGTCTCAAAACATCAGACTCTTTCCCCTTCAACCGGCCACTCTGTTCCGTGCTATATCTACACTTGCGAAAAAGACGGTTGGTACAAGCTCTCAGAATCAGTAAATGAAGTTGTTACGACTAACCGAACCTCTGAAATCGCTGGAAAGCTATCTGCAAAAGTTGCAGCAAACTATTTTCCTGAAAGCCTGATACCTATGGAGTCAATTACTCCCCTGACGCTTATTGAATCGCTCGAGTAAAGTCTTTGCGGCTTTCGCTTCGATATCCCAGGCGGAACATTTTCGCGTAGGCTTTTCCGCGAGGTATTCCGCCTGTTTTGTTGAAGCGCTGCTGAGCGCGATGCGTGTGCTTATACTCAGGACTATTAACCCATCCTGTACCGCTGTTTTTTCGTGAGCTTGGTAGCTGCAGTGGTTTCTGGCGCGACTCGATACCGCGCGCCCAGCAGGCCGCAAACCCATACATGCCTGTTTTCTTCGTGTTACCTTTCATCTCAATCTCCTCTGCCCTTATCGCCAGGCTGGCGGAACGTTTCTTGAACCTGATGCGCGTTAATCACTCCACCTCATCCGACTATTCGTATGCCGTCGGCGGCTACTTCGTGGGCTCCATGCCTGGGTGGTTCGTGGTGCGTCTTGGTGTATGCATATTAAGCCTTAGACTTAAACTGTGTCAAGCCCAAGGCTAAGTTTGATTGTAAGTTTCAGACTTAATCGTGATGTTCAGTGGATTGCAGGCAAAAAAAATCCCGACGCTAAGGCCGGGTTCGGAGTGAGGAGCGGGCATTTAGCATGTATATCACTCGGTATTAGTCTTTATGAGGACATAGCGGAGCAGAACGATGAAGAATAAAGACGAGAAAACTGGGTTAGTTTGGCGATCGACGCGGCGGAGATTAGCCTGGCATCAGCTCCAAAAGCCATTAACCGTGCGAACATCATTAATGAACTGGTGAGACTAAAGAGGCAGATGGGCGATGGTGTTCAGGATGAGGCGTTTGAGGAGGTGGCGGAGTGCTGATGCGAAAAGGGGGATTAATTGTATTTAATCCTCTTCATTTACCTTGTCATAGATATCATGGCCAAGCTCTTGAACACTTAAAAAGTTGATGATAAAAAACACAATTGAATAAATTATAAGCAGGAAGAAAAGCATCGATGGAGAAAATTTCAAAACAATGCTTTTGAATTCCCATGCGAATTCAAAACCTTTCAGATACTCATTAAGTATTAGGCAGAAGGTAGAGATGGTAAAATACCTTAAGAAGGAGTTCCTTATTACTAAAAGACTCTTTCTTATTTTTTTGATATAACCTTTATTTCTTACCCCGGCCATATTAAATGTGACAATTAGCCCCAACCCTATAGAGAACATGATTCCACATACTGAATAGAGGGTTGAAATGAGAAATGCCTCTGGCCTCCACTTCATAACTGAAGGGAGGCCTACTGTAAGCAATGATACTATTAACAAACTAACTATTTGTCGCTTCACTTTCAATCTCTAATATATACCGGCTCATTTCCTGAAATACTCCTTGCTCAACAAGTTTGCCAGAATCTGTAACATCAATTGTAACATTTTTTATTTTTAGTAGATCTTTACCTTTGACTTCAGACCTGCCATCACTTCTTTTGAAAGTAATGTTATCTAAATCGCTAACTGGTTTCAGTGTTGCTCCCAGTATTCTAGCATAATCATCTTCATCCATACCTCTCGGCTTGTTAAATTTGATTAAGAGCTCAGCGGAAACTATTTGGTTGTCAATAATTTCTTTAAGGTTAGTCAGTTTTGGTATTGCAGATGCAATTGCATCAAAAACGGACTGTGTTAGTTTTATTGACGTGTTTTTTTCTTGAACTTGAGGCAAAGAAGCAGCCTGATTTGAGATGGTTGCGTCATTTGGGAATTCATTAGGAATGGGAGTAGGATCTTTAACTGAAATTGCTTTCAAATCCTTTAGCTGAACTTGATTCCCTTTTGTGATCATTGGTGTGAGCTCAATAAGCTCATTGCCAGTAAGCCATCGGATGTATGTCTGAAGAGAAGATATAGTTTTGTTTAATGGTAAGTTAGTAACTAAATAATTATCATTCATGCAAAAATAAAAATGGCTTTTGCATACAACCGCTGTATCAATGTCTGCGCCTTGGAGGTCGTTTATGGTAAATGACGGTTTATCAAAAAGTTGATCTGGTATTTTTTCAACACCTTCACTCGGAGCGATTCGAAACATTGAGCAAAATACTGATTTGCTTGTTTCAGATAACTGATAATGAGGGATTAAGTCTTGACCTTCCTTTGGATCATCCGGGGTAAGAAGCATGCATCTTTCCTTAACTGTGGATGAACTCGTCAGTTTAGATAAAAGCAGTTGCTTTGCAGGATTTGATTTTTTTGTTAAATCGCTGTTTTCGACCTTAAAAGCTCTCAACTTAATTGATTTAGGCTTAATGTTTTTTTTAATATTCTCATTATCCGATTTGCTTACCATAAATATTCCTGTTTTATGTGTTATGCAAGCTGTCACTCAAACCAGTCGTACAGATATTATCTCAACACTTCCGGGCCCATTAATCGGCATCAGCGGTCACGTGATTAAGCCCGTTCATAACCAGTTGCTTAACCCCCCTGCGGTCGTATCCGCCCCTTCATGTATTTCTCATACAGCTCATCCAACTCCTTCAGGCGAATCGCGAAGATGCGGAGCATGTTCTGTTGCTCTTCTTCCGGCAGCTGGCGGTAGAGCTCTAGCAGGCGCTGTTCGTCCGGCTTAAGTCCATCTTTCTCTCCAACGTCCTCACCGAGTAGCCAGGGCATCGAAACGCCAGCTGCGTCAGCAACAGCGAGAGCAGATTTCTTGCTGATCACACCCTTTTTGAACCAGCCGTTCACAGACTGCGGAGTTACCCCAGCAACCCTAGCCATATCGGATTTGGTCATGCCGCGCCCGTTCAGCTCTGAAAGGCGCTCAACAAGTATTGGATTAAGTACGGTTTTCTTTTTCATGGTTAGAAGAATAAGCCTTTTGCTTAAACTTGAAAATTCGTCTCAGGCTTGACAATAAATTAAGTCTCAGGCTTAATTTGATTGTATTCAAATCGGAGACAACGATGAACGGGTTAACAAAAGCCATTAAGTCCGCTGGCACTGCAACAAATCTCGCAACTATGCTGGGCATCAAGCCGATGTCAGTCAGCCGCTGGAAAAACCGGTACCGGGGTGTGGTTCCTGCTGATCGGGTCCTTCAAATCTACGCAGCCACCGGCGTAACTCCCCACGAACTGCGCCCCGATCTATACCCCAACCCAACCGATGGTCTTCCGAAACAGGAGTAACCATGCAATCACTTCATTTTCAACAGAGTACCGGAACAATTCCGGTAACGATGATAAATCGTTCTCAGGCGAAGCCGGAGTTTACCCACCAGCAGCTTCGTGCAGCTGTTCGTGCCTGGGCGGCTGCGATCGATAACCAGGACGTGGTGGCCGGATTGATTGTTGAGGAATATCAACTCAGCGGCGGCGGCCTGGAGTTCCCGACTGAAATCAACCGCCAGCGCCAAAAGCTATTCCGCTGGCTGGACGGCGACACCGCTTACGCTCGCGACAACATTTGCGAGTTAACCCCGGCAATTCTGAATGTTCTTCCGCTCGAGTTTCGTACGCGGCTTATTCCTCAGGAAGACATCCTTTCGCGCGTAGCGACGGCGATGAAAGAGTGCGCAGAAGCTAAACAGGCCGTGCTGATGAAAGCGCCTGAACATCAGAAGCTGAAAGAGGTGAGCGAGGGGATCGCGTCGTTGTTTCGCCTGATGCCCGAGCAGGTCGGGCCGCTGATGACGATGGTCACCTCAATGCTGGGCGTCATGTAACCGGGGCTGCTTATGAACCATGAGCAATTTATCGAGAAGCATGTCCGCGAAGAGCTTGTTCGCCTGGGTTTTCCGGTGCCGGTGGCTCAGGGGGGGCATTCCAGGCCGTGGATTTATACCGGCGCATGTCTCAGGCAAGCCGCAAAGGGAAAATTTTCGATGATGTTTTACGACATGCGAAGTTGTGGGCAGAGAAACAAACAACCTCAGCCGACAGGTTCGAAGAAAAGCGCGTTAAGCGCACCGAACAGTGCGGGCTGTTCTGAAAGGGTGAAGACCGATGTGCGCCAACACTTCGGCCTTCGGGTGCAATTACGGTCAGCAATCGCGAGGTCATTATGACAAAGGCTAATTTAAATTACCAGGCGCGGGAGGCATAGCTATGTCGAATGTCGCCTACGCCAATTTTGCGGCGCATTCCGCCGCCAGGAGCAACCGGATGGAAAACCAGAAGACCGGATTCATCCCGTTGTACCGGAGTGTGCTTAAACAACCCTGGTCTAAAGATGTTTTCCTGCGCACGCTGTGGGACAACCTTCTGCTGAATGCCGCCCGACAGCCGTACACAGCGAGTTTTAAGGGGCGTCAATGGCCACTGCAAACCGGACAACTGGTGACCACCTCAGCCGATCTGGGGCTGAATCTCTGCGACCGTAACGGGCAGCCAACCAGCCGCCATACGGTTGACAGAATGCTGGACATATTCGAGCGGGAAGGAATGATTTCAAGGGCTGGCGAGCGCCGGAAAGGCACTGTGATAACCATCACAAATTATGCCGCATATGCTCAAAAAATGGACGATTTGCCCGCGAATAAGGGCGCGCTTAACAGCGAGCATAAGTCCGCGCATAACGAACCCAGTAACGGCGCGGGTTTGGATGGTGATGCCGCGAATAAGCCCGCGCAAATAGCCGCGCATAAACCCGCGAATCATGAACAACAAGGTAATAACAATAATAAAAACATTAAAAGATCTTCGTTTCGGAATTCTGACGAATCCCGTAACGACGCCACTGAAAAATTTCTCTCTCGTCACCCCGAAGCCACTGACGGAATTTACACCCCGTCAGGCAAATCCTGGGGAACGGCTGACGACCTCAAAGCCGCGCGCTGGATTTACCAGAAACTCCTGGTGGTCAATGCCAGCCTTTCAGAACCGAAATGGGTTGAATGGGCAAACACTGTTCGCCTGATGCGCATGATTGACCGCCGGACCCACCGCGAGATTTGTGAGCTGCTCGTGTGGGCCAGCGAGGACGATTTCTGGGACAGCAACATCCTGAGCCCGTCCGGCCTTCGCAAACACTGGGACACGCTGACCACGCAACGCGCACGTAAACCGAAAAACTCCCGCGCCAGCGCAACGCCGCTGGATTTCGATAACACAGACTGGGCGGAGGGCCTGCTGCCATGAAAAACATTGGTACCGAGATGCGGAATTTCGATCGTGAGCACATGCGCCGCGTCGCGATGGGTATGCCGGAGCAGCAATCCGAACCCCGCCAGGAGCATGCCGCCCAGGTATTCAATGAGTTGTTTCGCCAGCTGCGCGCCGCGTTCCCGGCCAGCATGTCCGTTTTTAAAACCCAGGCTGATATCGACGAATTCCGTCGGCAGTGGCTGCTGGCTTTTGCGGAAAACGGGATCACCAGCTTCGCTCAGGTCGACGCTGGTATGCGCATTGCCCGCACTCAGGAAAAACCGTTCATGCCGTCGCCCGGTCAGTTCGTGGCATGGTGCCGCGCCGAGGAAAGCGCCGCCGTGGGTCTGCCTGACCAGAACGAGCTGGTAAAGCTGGTTTACGAGTACTGCCGCAACCGCAGCCGTTACAACGATGCCGAGTCGTATCCGTGGCCTGACAACGACATCACCCCACGCACCGTGAAATACCGCGCCAGCTACTGGCTGGTCACAACCCTGTACCAACAGATGCGCTCATACGGGCTCACTGACATGGAACTTAACCGCAAAGCCGGTGAAGAGCTGGCGAAAATGGTGAAACGCATTCGCGCTGGTGAAGTCATTCCTGAGCCGGTTGCTCGTCTGCCTGTGCTGGGCAGCAAACCTGTTACGCGTGAGCAGGGGATGGCGAAAATTCAGGAAATCCGGGCGAAGTTTGGGCTTAAAGGCGGGAGGGTTTAATCATGCGCAGCAAAGATCAGATTGCAATAATCACCTTTCTCGAACAGGAGAAAACCGCCACACCACGTCGGCTGGAACGACAGCTCGGTTGGACCAACAAACACACCCACGCAATTCTGGGGCGGCTGGTTCGTCTTGGCGTCGTGAAAAATATTGGTAAGCCAGCACACCCTGAATACCGACTTGTTCAGCGCTGGCAGACAAAAATTAGCTCACCCAGGGCTAAAAAATCTAAACCTGCAGCGCCGTCCGTAGCGTCAGTATGCCGCCAGAACTGGCAGGGCTATCACCTTCATAAAATCTTCGGGAGTGCCCGCGCATGAAAGACATGAGCAATGAGCAGTTAATTCGCGCCACCTATGTGACCGCAAAGTATGAAAATCCGCAGACGGCGCAACTGCTGACCGAACTGGCGGGGCGTCTGGACGGCGCACTTGCAGCGGCCCGAACTGCCTGCCTGGAACGTGACGCCGCTGTCAGAGCCGAAATCGAGTGGGAAAAAGCCATGATGCAGGCTGTTGGTGAAGACGGGGTAGGCGATGTGGTCAGCGTGATCGAGAAACTGAAAGCTGAGCGTGACGCGCTGGCGGCAGAAAACGGGCAGATGCTACGCCTGCTCACTGATATCAGTGAAAACCACCTGGAATATTTATCCGAGGGCGAGGACTGCATGATGGCTGGCGTTCCGCTGGATTACGTATCTGAAATTAACGCCTATGTTTCTCGCGATGTTGAAGCCGAAAACCCGTTCAAAGCAACCGACGCCTTCCTGGCTGAAGTGCGGGCCAGTACGTTGGAAGATCTGGCGAAGAAAAAGCGTGAAGAGAAGATGTCACTTCACCCAGATACTTTCGCTTTGGGGTCCGTGATAGCTGCGCTGGATATGCAGGCTAACGAACTTGAGGATCTCGCCGCCAAACTTCGCCAGGGAGCCTTGTCATGACCATCAACAAGCACGAGTTATTAGGCGTACCGAAACATGCCAATCAACACCGCTTGTCTCGCCTCACCATGGAATCGCATACCGATGAACTGCGGATTATGGCATCAGCGGTAGAGAACTATACCGACGAGCTGATAGCTGCACTGGAAGCCGCAGAGAAGCGGATTGCTGAGCTCTCGTCCAATAACGATTCCGCCCATAAAGCTCTTCTAAAAGCGCGGCGCAGGACAGTCACTCTTCCAACGGGTTATTCAGTTCGCCCTGGGCATCCCATCAACGAAACAGAGCGCAGCGTCATGATCCCAAAAGATGGTGGGGCTTGGCTGTCTCGGTTCGATGTTGAGCATGCATTGCGGGTCGCTGGCCTCAGTATCAAGGGGGAGTAAATGGCTGAGCAGACTATTTTGGACATGTGCTGTGGCTCTCGCATGTTCTGGTTCGATAAGCAGGATCAGCGCGCCGTATTCAGCGACATCCGCGCCGAGGAGCACACCCTCTGTGACGGACGCCATTTGGTCATCAGTCCGGATGTGATCGCCGACTTCCGCGCGCTGCCGTTCGCCGGCGCTACGTTTCCGGTGGTGGTGTTCGATCCGCCGCATCTTGAACGTGTTGGCCCCAATGGCTGGCAGGGTAAAAAGTACGGAAAATTGAACCGGGAAACCTGGCGAGATGATTTGCGTATTGGGTTTGCTGAGGCGTTTCGCGTCCTGAGGCCTCACGGCGTTTTAATTTTTAAATGGAGTGAGGTGCAGATCCCCGTTAGCCAGATACTGGCCCTTACCGATGAAAAACCAGCAGTGTGGCAACGTACCGGGAAAAATGACAAAACACACTGGATTAGTTTTGTTAAGAATGGAGTATCTGAGCGAGCAGAGCATGATCACCTGATGCAATACGCAACCAACCGTATCGTTGAGCTGGAAAACCTGCTGCTGGTGGAAGTGCCGGAAACAGTATGGCCCGCTGAAGTAGGCATGGTCTATTCACAGGTAGAAATCGCCGGGGATCTGCCGGCGCACCACCAGTGTCGCCTGAAGCACCACATCAACCGCATGTGGCTGGAAAAAATGCCGGTACCGGCGATAGTCACTGCGGCCCGTTCGCTGGCCGCGGCCATGGAGGATTACGCGTGAGAGAAATAATCGTTGATAACTTTGCCGGTTATGCATATCACACATCAAAAATAAAAAACCCGACTCAGGAGTCGGGTAAAGGATCATTCTGCTTTTACATCTAAATCCGGAACAACCGGATAAACCCTATCTAGAAGCTCTATAAATTCTTCATAAGTCCTGCTGGCCTTCATAAAATCGATAGTACCGATAAGTCGCTTTTGGAGCAGGCCAGCGCCGCTATCCTCAGAAAGGAACTGATGCATTTTTATCCCGGATTTATTGGCTTTTCTTTTCTCCGCTTTGAGCGCTTCACGGAGGTTAGGAAGCATCCGTTCATAGGTAATGTTGTTTATTAATCGGCCAAAATACCGTGGGGTTTGGAGGTTGCTCTTAAACTCTACACCGCGTAGACGGCATAGCTCCTCAAAAAACTCCACAGGATAAGTTTTCACCCAAGGGCGCATTTCTTTTGCAATAAATTCTTCAAGGTATTTTGCAAGCGCATCACGTTCACGGGCTTTTTGGTATCCTGTTGCTTCATCAACCAATGCAACGATACCGACGCGAGCAAATCCTCTGACAAGTATCTCTGCACGCTCGGCAATATGCGCTTGTTGTTTCTGAAGAGTTCCGGCTTTGCGTGCTGCAAGAATAGCATCGCAGATATCCGCCAAAATGGTTGCCGGGTAACCGAATGCAATCCCACCACCGCCCGGATGCTTAAATTTAATGGGAGTTTCGATAAGCGGCAGTATGTCATTGTTTAAGAATGGTTTAATTCTATCTCCACCAACAAAATTCAATAGTCGCTCAGTGGCAGTAGTGGACATTCCCAAACCAGACGCCATTCCACGCTGTGAAAGCACGCGATCACCTGTACTTAATACGTAGCACTGAATCTCGACTTCACCGATTCTAAGCGGAGTATCAGACGATCCATATTCTGCTACAGGTAGTGCAGCCAACTCTTTTTTTGCTTCGGCCATGCGCTTACCAGCCTCTTTCCGCTCTTCAGGAGTCATTTTGGCAGCCTTAGCCCTGCCTCCTTTAGCCTTTCCCTCAGGTTCGTTATCTTCTTCGCGCTCAATAATGTCGGTCATCTTTATTTACTCGTGCTGTGAAAGTACAAGCATTAAATCATATGCACGTTGATACGTGCAAATGATAATTGGCAGGTTTGAAAATCCATTACCCAACAAACTGTAATTGCAACGCCGTCCCGCCGCCGTTTGCCGAGGCGCTGGTAAGAACAAATCTCCCCAAATGTGCCGCATCAGTGAAGAGGCGGCCTAACGGTAAAACTCGAAGCCACTTAAACAGTGGCTTTTTTATTCAATAGGTTACATCAACTTAACTTTTCAAACCTGTGTCGCAATTTGTGCGCTTATCAAGTTGATCATTCTCCCGTATGGGTGTACTGTTTATTTATACAGTATTTTTATGAGAGGGACGATCATGAAGGTTGAAGTCACTATCGAACGTACAAAAAAACTGCCTGATGGCGCGATCCCGGCGCTGGAAAACGAGCTTTTAAAACGATTAAACAGACGCTTCGAAGGGTGCAAGCTCACCGTGCGTCGGGCACCTAATGACGGACTTAGCGTCATTGGTGGCGATAAAGACGAGGTCGCTAATATTCTGCAGGAAACCTGGGAAAGTGCTGACGAGTGGTTCAACTGATTGAGTACTGAACTATATCCTGAGGCTGAACAGGGGGATGCTGTGCGAGAGTGTGTTTCAAAATCATCTGAGCCCGACTGGTATGACATTATCAGGCGCTCAGATGGCAAGGTTATTGGTTCTATGCCGTTCGAAAGTCGATGTCTCGTTTACACCAGAAATGGGCTTGTGTCATGCCGCCCGCTGCTGGAGGATGAAGGGGTCTTCAATCTGTCGTCCGGAACCCGTTTTCTTCGCCGCCTCGGCTACCACGTCAATCAACCCTCTGATATTATGATATCAACGGACTGAACACCCGTTGACCTGATGCGCCACGGAGAACACCATGGCGCAGTTACAACTCATCAAGCAGTCCTCAGGAATCCTGATCCCCGCTACGCCGGAGACCAGCGATTTTCTGCATTCAAAATGTAAGCTCGGTGCGGTACTTGAAGCCGAGTTTCGCCAGCTACGCAACCCGGCATTTCACCGTAAGTTCTTCGCGCTACTTAATCTGGGATTCGATTATTGGGAACCGACCGGCGGCGCGATATCTTCCAACGAACGCAGGCTGGTTAACGGTTACGCCAGATACCTTGCCGCCTTTGGCGGGAACGAAATCGCGCTGATGGATGCCGCTGAGCAATATCTGGAACAGGTGGCCAGCCGCCGCATTACCAACGGCATCAGCCTGTGCAAATCCTTCGATGCGTATCGTGCCTGGGTAACCATTGAGGCCGGGCATTTCGACACCATCCAGCTGCCTGACGGCACCCTCCGCAAACACCCCCGCAGCATTTCTTTCGCCAGCATGGACGAAGCAGAGTTCCAGCAACTCTACCGTGCCGCACTGGATGTGCTCTGGCGCTGGATATTATCCCGCGTTTTTCGTGACCAGCGTGAGGCCGAGAACGCCGCCGCGCAGCTGATGAATTTTGCGGGGTGAGCATGGCTAAAAAACCTCGTCGCAAATGCATCCACTGCAGGGAGTGGTTTCACCCGGTACGGAACGAACAGGTCGTTTGCTCATTCGAATGCGCCAGCGCTGTAGGCAAAGAGCAGACCGCAAAGAACCAGGCTGATGCACAGCGCAAGGCCCTGAAGCTTCAGCGCGACGAAGAGAAACTCGGGCGTCAGCGCCGCCGGGCGAAACGCGAAGAACTCAGGCCAGCTTCCTATTTCAAAGCCCAGGCACAACAGGCCTTCAATGCCTATATCCGGTACCGGGACCGGCATCTGCCCTGCATAAGTTGCGGGGAATTAAACCCGCCTGACCTGCATGGCGGCCAGTGGGACTGTGGGCACTTTAAGACGGTCGGCGCTAACCCTGAACTGCGCTTTGAAGAGCGCAACGCCCATAAGCAATGCAAATCATGTAATGCCGGCGCCGGGAAGTACACAGCGAAAGAAGCCACTGTAGCGAAACACTATGAAGCCGGGCTGGTGGCACGGTACGGACAGGCCTGTGTTGACTGGCTCAATGGCCCACATCCGATGACTAATTATCGCCGCGAAGACTTCATCCGGATCCGCGATGAGTACCGCGCAAAGCTCAGACAACTCAAACAGCAGGAGGCCGCATGACTACCGAAAATTATTATCAGATTGGCTGGGCCGCCCTGTTGGCGCTCGGGTACATACGGGACTGGTGCGCAACGAGAGAGGGTAAACGGTGAACAGAGAAAATTACAAAACAGACGTTATCCGCCTCCGCTGGCAGCGCCTGAGAATTTACCGCTTTCGCGGATCGGTTGTGACGGATTACCGCATATTGAGAAATTACATTAAAACAGCAATGAGGATTGCCGGATGAAGCTGGAATCATTACCGAAGTACTTTGCGCCAAAATCAATGGTTCCCGGCACCGTTTCATGTGGGACGAGCGGCGACGCACTTTCAATAACCGATGTGATGGCCGCGCTGGGCCTGGCGAATTCAAAAGCATCTGTCGGTATCGAACTGTATCTCGCCAAAGCAGGGGTGCTGGCACCGGATAACATCATTGCGTTTTTAACCCGACTGGCAGAACGGCGCGCCAGCCGTAACCAGTCGCTTCAGAAAATGACGGCAGCAGAGCGAGAAAACTTCCTGCGAATTCTGGCTGGTTTTGTATTCCGCGACTATTCACTTAGCGCGGCAAGTCTGGTGACATGCCACAGCTGTGCTGGGGAGGGGTTTATTGATGCAGAGGTCTTTACCAACAAGGTTACCTGGCCTGACGGCAAACCGCCAAAGTGGGTGAAGAGCACAAAAGGGATCTCACCTTCCGACTGGGAAGTGTGGAAACCGGTACGCGAACAGGTGCGGGTGATTTGCCAGCCCTGTAACGGGAAAGGAAAGGTGAAGAACGAATGCCGTTGCCGTGGACGTGGCGAAGTGCTCGATAAAAAGAAATCACAGCTACAGGGGGTGCCGGTTTACAAACAGTGCCCCAGATGCAAAGGGCGCGGCTTCCCCCGACTTAAAGATACGGAGGTATTTAAGGCGCTCGGAGTAACAGAAACCACCTGGCGGCGAAACTATAAATTGTTGTTCGATCGACTCGTTGAGCAGTGTCACATTGAGGAATCGCTCGCACAAAGTGTTTTAAGCAGGGTGACGCATTAAATTAGCATGTTGCAAACGTGGCGGAATTTGGCTAATCTCGTCTCAACGATGGGATATTACGCCCGTGACGTTAACCAGATTAAGAACCTCGCTGCGGCGGGGTTTTTTACTTTATGGACTCCCTACGCTAATAAGGCAAAGTGCGGGGAGTGACGCGGAACCCATATTGCCGGTTTGTGATCATGTCTGCAGAGTGGCTAAATATGAACTATCAGAGTTGAAATCATCGAAGCGGGCACTACGATTAAAGAGCATTCTTTGACAGTCATTAAAATAAAAAATGATGGCGAATCCCCCTGAGCGGAGGGGCATTACTGGATAATCTGTAATTGATTAAGCATGCGAAACGATGCATCCAGTCAGCGTTTCACCGGGAGGCACCTGGCGCCGTCGAGAGATGTTCTACCTGATATGACCTGTTCGTCCGAGCAGGTCTTTTTTTATGTGCTGATGGCGCAGAAATATCAGAGAGGGGTTTTTCTGCAGTGCATCCAGGGCTTTGATCCACGCGAGCGTTTATGACTATCAGCTCGGTTGCTTTTCGAGCAGCATAATTTCGTAAAATTTGATAAAAATTTTTATTTAGGTAATTCTTATTAATTGATAAGTCTTTATAGATAAAAACTATCTATTCATGGGGTAAGTGCTAGACTCAGGTACCTATCCTTTATCAGGCATTCCAATGCGAACTTCCCGTACCTTCTATCCAATTCCGATGCTTATCAAGCACATCCAGCCATCCGGATTGGAAAAACTTTATCCAGTTCTGGTCTCTGACGTAACAGACTCTGAGGGTACCCGGTATGCAAGGTACATGAATGGAGCCGAAGTACGTATGTCAGAGTTACGCTTTATCCAGCTTGAGTTTGCCCAGGCGGATCTTCCCAACCTTGCGGCAACACCTCTTCCTGAGGAGGTTATTAAACGAGATATGTTGCATTGAAGAATATAGCGTAGTGAAAATAATGACTTAACGTTTAATAAGTTCTTCTTGAATTTGCATTAAGAAAAACTTTATTTCCCCCAAATTTTTGAAATGTACAATCACCCCCATAAACCTGGGGAGGATTTATGGAAGAAGGTTATTACTGGATACTACATGATGGGGCAATCCAGATTGCCTACTACACTCCGGAAGTTGTATATGATTTTGAATCAGGCAAGCATGTTTTGGGCATATGGCATTTAACACGTAGAGATGACATTTGTCATAATAGCGAAACTGAGGTGTTGGATGGTCCGATAGCACTTCCTCGATAGGCCTGTCTTCATACGGTGCCATTATGGTTCATGTTTCTTCCCTCGACGCCGTTTCATTAGAGTATTAGCGGGCGTCATTCTGGAATAACATAAAGCACATACGGCACCATGAGCACCAGTACTGCTACTGGCAAAAGTGGTGAAGATGAATTTTAATCCTTTGCAGGATGAGCACTGAAACTTGAGGTAAATAATAGAACCTCCAGTCCGTTGAATGAAGCCTGTAAATTATCAATTTCAATACAAAAAATAAGATATATCGTTCTGAAAGTATTCTTCTGTCTCATTTTTTACACAATGCTTTAGACAAAACAAGTCAGTACTATCGGGGTATCTCCCACGTTAAGGCCCACTCAGGTGGGCCTTTTTATTTCCCCTCATTCCTGAGAGGACTCACACATAAGAGGGGGCGTAATGTCCGAGCCTTTTTCCGGTACCGCAGTCGCTGGTAGCGCGCTGACTGGTGCCAGCATTTATGGATTGCTCACTGGCACCGATTACGGCGTGGTGTTCGGCGCGTTTGCCGGGGCGGTGTTCTACGTGGCCACCGCTGCCGACCTGACGATTTTTCGCCGTTCTGCATATTTCGTTGTTTCGTATTTTGCTGGCGTGTATGGCTCCGGGCTGGTGGGTTCATGGCTGGCAAAAATGACGGGCTACGCAGACAAGCCACTGGACGCGCTCGGCGCGGTGATTCTGTCTGCCGTGGCAATCAAGACGCTGACATTTTTCAGTGAACAGGACCCGCTAAAGCTGCTGGCACGCTGGAGAGGGGGAACCAATGGTAACTAACGATCCGCTGGTGGTGACTAACGTGGTGGCCTGCGCCGCCATTGTTCTGCGCCTGATGATGTTCCGTAAGCCTGGCGGGCGCCATAACCCGTGGGCGTCATGGCTGGCCTATCTGATAATTCTGGCGTATGCATCGGTGCCGTTCCGGTACCTGTTCGATTCGTATCTGCATACTCACTGGGCAACAGTCGCTATCAACTTAATCATCTGCGCTGCTGTGTTCCGCGCCCGGGGCAACGTCGCGCGCATCTTCCATGTTCTGAGGCCGGAATGAAACAATCACAATTTCAGCAGGCGGCTGGTATAAGCGCCGGATTAGCTGCGCGCTGGTTTCCGCACATCGATGCGGCCATGAAAGAATTCGGCATCACTGCACCGACTGACCAGGCGATGTTTATCGCCCAGACCGGACACGAGTCCGTGAGTTTCTCCCGGCTGGTGGAAAGCATGAATTACAGCGTTGCAGGACTGGCTGATTTCGTGCGCTTTGGGCGGCTTAGTCGGGACCAAGCAAACGCGCTGGGCCGCCGTTCGTATGAAAAGGTGTTACCGCTGGAGCGCCAGCGCGCTATTGCCAATCTGGTGTACAGCAAACGCCTGGGCAACAAAGCACCGGGTGATGGCTGGAAATATCGCGGACGCGGCCTGATTCAGATCACCGGTCAGGATAATTACCGTCGGTGTGGCGCCGCGCTGAAACTTGATCTGGTCTCCAGCCCCGAACTGCTGGAGCAGGACCGCAACGCGGCGCGTTCGGCGGCATGGTTCTACGCCGCTCATGGATGCCTGCTTTACTCCTGCGACCTGGCGCGAGTCACACAGATTATCAATGGTGGCCATAACGGCATTGAAGACCGCCGTCTGCGTTATAACCGTGCGCGGAGTGCGCTGGTATGAAGTGGCGATATGTTCTGATGGCGCTGGTGGTAGCAATCTCCGCCACCGCGCTGATTTCATGGCGTTCTGGATGGAATGCCCACGCCGACCATATCAACGCGCTGGCGGTGGATAATAGAGATAAGGCCGAGAAAGCCATCCAGCCGGTAGAGAAGAAAGCCGCTGCGGCCAGTGCCGAGGCGAAGGTGATTTACCGAACCATAACCCGCGACGTGGTGAAATATGTTCAGTCTCCGGATCGTACTGTGTGCCAGTTTGACGATAATGCTGTGCAGCTGCGCCAGCGCGCCATCGACGCTGCCAACGCCATCAGCGGATTTGATGCAGGCTCCGTGCAGGGCAAGTAATGCCGGGGCAAACAGTGATGAGGACCTGCAGGCGGATATCGAAACGGCAGAATGCCTACGCCAGCTGCGGCTCAACACGTATCGCTGGCAGGCCTGGTATAACGCCGTGAAATGACCAACCTGGGGCGCGTTTACGAACGCACCTGGTGATGTTCTGTATTCACGCTGACGCTCTGTAAAGCAAAAAAACGCCCCCATCAAGAGGGCGAACCGGAATTGTCTATGGCATGTGCATTTCGCACTTTTTATTTTCTCAATGAAAAGGGTCAAGCGGTGGTGCCTGTTTCCTGTGCTAAAGGAAGTTTGAGTATGGTTAGCAATGCTGTAGTAACAAGCGTAAGCGGCAACTATTTGTCATAGTTGCATTTTTTGAGCCTCGCAATAGCGGGGCTTTTTTAATGGAGCCAAACCGGAGAGGTTATGATCGAGATTAGCAGGCCACTCCCGTCACCTATCTTTGTTGCTGAGTTCGCTCTATACATTCGGTTGATTCCCGCCGATGGACTGTGGGAGTGGGTACAGATGCAAATCATTGCCGAATCCGGCCATCTTCATAACCCCGACCACTTCCACCTTGCTGACGCTGATATCGCGTTTATGTGGGCGTCCAGCGCCTTCTCCAAAAAAGGACGCACCGTGCTGGGCCAATGCGAAGAGGTAATGATGCGCGCTGGTGGCTGGCAAAAAGCCAGAATGGAACAGCAAATGCATGAGTGGTTCGGGCGCATCCCTGAGTTCATCATCACCCTGGCCGCTGATTACTGCGCTCAGTGTTCTCATCTGGAGTTCTGCGCGCTGGTGGAGCATGAGCTGTACCACATTGCACAGGAAACCGATGAATTTGGCGCGCCGAAATTCTATCGGGACAGTGGATTACCCAAACTGAAACTGCGCGGCCACGATGTGGAAGAGTTCATTGGCGTCGTTCGCCGCTACGGTGCCAGTCACGATGTGCAACAACTGGTGGACGCAGCAAACAGGCCTGCGGAAGTGGCTCACCTTGATATCGCCAGAGCGTGCGGGACGTGCATGCTTAAACTGGCTTAACTTTATGACTGATTATGACAGGCAGGTGATTTATGGCGGCATTGAAAGGTGAGGTCAAAGCCTTCATCGTTCAGTCTCTTGCCTGCTTTGATACCCCGTCTCAGGTGGTTGAGTCGGTCAAAAAAGAATTTGGCCTGACCATACCCCGTCAACAGGTCGAATCCCACGATCCGACGAAGGTAAACGGCAGGGGGCTGGCTCAAAAATGGGTGGACATGTTCAACGCCACTCGCGAACGCTTCCAGAATGAAATCTCGGACATCCCGATAGCCAATAAGGCGTACCGGCTACGCGTTCTCGATCGGATGGCAACGCGCGCTGAAGGGATGAAGAACCTTGCGTTAACAGCTGAGTTGATTGAGCAAGCCGCCAAAGAGTGTGGCGATGCTTACACCAACAAACATAAATTCGAGCATTCCGGGCCTAACGGTGGCGCTATCCAGACGCTCACCATGAGCAAAGAGGAATACAAATCAGCAAGGCAGGAGATGATGGAGGATGACGACTGCTGAGCAAAAGGCATTTGCCCGTAAGGTCGAATGCGAAGAGGATGGACTGTATTACGCGCGTTACTTCTTCAAACAGCGCACCGGCGGCAAGATGATTGTCGCACCGCATCACAAGGTTATTCAGCAGACGATGAACCGCGTTATAGACGGCGAAATAAAGCGCCTGGTCATTAACGTTCCGCCTGGTTACACAAAAACAGAACTGGCAACCATTAACATGATGGGCCGGGGACTGGCGCTGAACCGGCGCGCCCGTTTTATGCATCTCTCATACTCCCACCAGCTGGCGCTACTGAACTCATCGACTGCGCGCGGCATGGTCAAATCGCAGGCCTACCAGTCAATGTGGCCGATGGCGTTGCGCGATGATGCGGACAGTAAGGCAATGTGGTGGAACGAATACGGTGGCGGAGTTTACGCGTCGTCCGCTGCCGGGCAGGTCACCGGCTTTCGCGCCGGACACATGGAGCCAGGCTGGCAGGGCGCGCTGATTATCGATGACCCGGTAAAACCAGATGATGCATACAGCGAGACCGTACGCGATGGCGTGAATAACCGCTTTAACGAAACCATCAAATCACGTCTGGCTGTAGAAACGACGCCGATGATTGTGATTATGCAGCGTATCCACTACCACGACCTAAGTGGATACCTGCTGCGCGGTGGCTCCGGTGAAATGTGGCATCACCTGAATCTGCCTGTGATTATCGATAACAGCCAGGCGTATTCGGCGCAGTACCCGGAGCACTCTCACGCCATACCAATTGATCATGGTCTGCCTGATGGCTGGCTCTGGCCGTTCAAGCACAACGAGTCGCACCGCGTATCACTGTTCTCTCACCGGCGAACTGCCGAAGCTCAGTATATGCAGAAGCCCCGCAAATTTAACGCGGAGGGCGCGCTGTGGACTGAGGCGATGATTAGTGCCGCGCGCGACCTGCAGATCCGCTTTGATAAGGTTCGTACGGTTATCGCGATTGACCCCCAGGCCACGAACAGCGATGAAAGTGACGAAACCGGCATTGTGGCCGCCAGTGCGTATGGTGCTGGTGATAAAAAGCAGTTCTCAGTCGATGGGGACTACAGTGGCAAGTATTCACCGGCTGGCTGGGCCAAAAAGGCCATGTGGGCTTACGAAGAGCACGAAGCCAATGCGATCGTTATCGAAACGAACCAGGGCGGCGATATGGCGGAGGAAACACTGCGTAACGCCGGGTTCAAAGGCCGCATTATCAGGGTGCATGCAAATAAAGGGAAATTTGCCCGCGCCGAACCGATATCCGCGCTCTACGAACAGGGGCGTGTAGCTCATCACGGCAATCTCTATCTACTGGAAAATCAGTTGATGGAATATGTGCCCGCCACCGCCAAAAAGTCACCTGACCGACTGGATGCCGCTGTGTATGCGCTGACCGAACTCGGCGGAGCGCAGCCGATGGGCATGATGATTCCCAAACGTCTGCAAGGACGATAACCATAATTTATAATTAGTTATGTGCAGATGTAGCATTCGTAAGACGATTATCTTACTGAAGCTTAGATAAATCTTAAGAGGTTATGATGAACATCGAAGATCAAAAGCAAAAGGCCGAAGCGGATATAGCTGCTCTCATTTCTAAGAAAATTGCTGAATTGCGTAAAAAGTCAGGGAAGGAGGTTTCTGAGATTGAATTCATTCCCAATGAAACTATGGCTGGTCTTGAAGGTTATGAAGTGAAAATTAAGCTTATCTAAATCAGACTTTGAAAAAGGTCGCCTCGGCGGCCTTTTTTATTGCCCTAAATCCATCAAACGGACCCTGCATGAATAAAAATCTCCAACTGGCCGTCAACCACGCGTTGACCGATGCCAGGCTTGCGCGTGCCCGTATGATGGCCGCCAACCCAGCCATGGGACTGGATTCGAAGCGTAGCTCGGCATGGTGCGAGTACGGATTCAAGGACGACATTACCTTCGATGACCTCTACAGCCTGTACCGGCGCGGCGGTATTGCCCATGGCGCGGTCAAAAAGCTGATCGGTGCATGCTGGCAAAGCAACCCGGAAATTATTGAAGGTGATGAACAGGACGAGACCCGCAAGGAAACGGCGTGGGAACGTAAGGCTAAGTCTGTGTTAACGCATCGCTTCTGGCGCTCTTTTGCCGAGGCCGATTTACGGCGGCTGGTGGGGCGTTACTCCGGCATTCTGCTGCATATACGGGACGGTAAAGACTGGAACCTGCCTGTAACCAGAGGGCGGGGACTGGAGAAAATCACCGTAGCCTGGGCGGGGACATTAAAGGTTAAGGACTGGGATACAGGTCTTAACTCCCGCACCTACGGCCAGCCGAAAATGTGGCAGTACATCGAGCAACTTGCGAACGGCGCCATCCGGCGCGTGGACGTTCATCCGGATCGCGTTTTTATCCTGGGTGATTATTCCCCTGATGCTATTGGTTTTCTGGAGCCTGCCTATAACGCATTCGTAAGCCTTGAGAAGGTGGAAGGCGGCTCCGGTGAGTCATTCCTGAAAAACGCCGCCCGCCAGCTGAGCATCAACTTTGACGAAAAAATAGACTTCACCAATCTGGCATCGCTATATGACGTGAGCGTTTCAGAACTACAGGAGAAGTTCAATGAAGTCGCTGTGGAGATTAACCGGGGCAACGATGCGCTGCTGACGACCCAGGGTGCAGCTGTCACACCGCTGGTAACCACTGTAGCCGACCCCGGTCCGACTTATGATGTGAACCTGCAGACTGCTTCTGCCGCGCTGGATATCCCGACCAAAATCCTCGTTGGCATGCAGACGGGCGAGCGTGCCAGTACCGAAGACCAGCGTTACTTCAACGCGCGCTGCCAGTCCCGCCGGGGTGATTTGTCATTCGATATTGAAGACCTGTGCGACAAGCTGGTGGAGCTGGGCATTCTCGACGCGGTAAGGCAGAAAGCGGTTATCTGGGATGACCTGAACGCCAGCACCGACGCTGAGAAGCTGGCGGCAGCCAAAACGATGGCGGAAATTAACAGCGCCTCGATAGCCACTGGCGAACAGCCATTCACCGGCGAAGAAATCCGTGTCGCTGCCGGGTATGAGGGCTCACCTGCACCGCTGGGGGAAGACGATGAAGAAGAGGAAGACGAAACCTCCGATTCTGCCGGGAAACCTTAACGATCCCACCGGTGCAGACCGCCTCGAGCGCGGTGCGATTAACGAGTTCGGCAAACGGATAAGGCGCATTGCCAAAGCTTACCAGGACATTCTCGACCGTATTCCCGCATCGCCCGCTGTAAACCTTCGCTACACATTCGACCTGGACACCTCACTGTTATCAATGCTTCTCAGCAACGCCTCGGTGATTGTTGATGAAATCCTCTTTGGTGGCAGCGAGACCGGTTTCTGGTTCTGGCGGGATTACGTCAGGCAGGGATATCAGCGCGGTACGGCCCAGGAATTTGCCAGCCTGTCGCAGCAGTCGCCGGTCTATGCCGCCGGGCGTGAAAGTCTCCAGCAGTTATTGCTGAGCGATACCTACCAGCGCCGCCTGCTACTGGTGAGAACACGGGTGTTTGAGGAGATGAAAAACCTCAGTGCGCGGATGAAATCGGATATGGCGCGCATTCTGACTGATGGCATGGGCCGGGGGCAGAACCCGCGGGAAATTGCGAAACGTCTCACCAGCCAGACCGGGATTGAAGTCAGCCGGGCTAAGCGTATTGCCCGCACGGAAATACCGACGGCGCTGCGCCGTGCCCGGTGGGATGAAACGGATGATGCAGAGGCTGAGTACGGCATTACAACCCGTCTTTTGCACCTTTCAGCGTTCAGTCCGACAACGCGGCGTAAGCATGCGCTTCGCCACGGGCATCTCTACACCACTGAAGAGGTTCGCGACTGGTACAGCGTTGACGGCAACGCGATCAACTGCTATCTGCCCGACACGGAAGTGCAAGGCAGGTTTGTGGCTGGCTCAAAAAGCTATTACGAGGGGATGGTTGTTAAGCTTGTGACTCGTAGCGGTCGCAACCTTACCGTTACCCCTAATCACCCCGTAATGACCGACAGGGGACTGATTGCTGCCAACGAAGTCACGGAAAGAGACAATCTTTTCGCATACGGCAGCAATGTCGAAAATACGATTGGGGTAGGTGATTTGCACGACCAGCATGGAGTATCCGCAATTCAGGATGTCTTTAGCTCTTTGGTGGAGTCTGGTCATTCGATCTTTAGAGGGGTGAGTGCTGTAGATTTCTACGGCGACGGTAGTTCCTGCGATGGAGAGGTCCACATTGTAAGGTCCTATTGGCAACTGCCCGTTGCATGTGACACCCATGTGAGCAAGATGCTCGATTATTTCGCTCTCAAACATGCCGACTCTATCAGCGCGTTGGTTCAGGGAGCGTCGTTCTCTGACCTCGTCGGAATCGACTTGTCCTCTCCTGACGTTGAGGGCGGCGGCAGTCACCAACTGTCTTTCTTCAGGAGTGGCAACCGAGAATCTGTTGATGGCGGCAGTACTTCGCCCTCTGCGCTCAATGCCTGCTGCTTCCAGACGTCTTTTAACGACGCCACGGGAAACTCCAACTCGATTGGAGATGGACTGTTCAGACAGTCCGGACTGATAGAGATTGATGAGGTGGTCAGTATCGAGAGGTATTTCTTTGAAGGTCATGTTTATGATCTCGAAGAGGTATCAGGACTCATGATAGCGAACGGAATAATTTCCAGCAACTGCAAATGCACACAAGTGGCGGTGCTGGTGGATGCCAGTGGCCATCCGCTTAACCCGAATATTGTTGATATGGCGAAAAAGCGCCTGGAGAAAGCGCGGAAGGCCGGACTCATCGCCAATCATTCACATTGCGACTGCGGACATCACTAACCCGCGTAACCGTGAGACATCACCATGACCATGCAAGTAAACGTCACCACCCGTGTGAACAGCCAGTCTATTCGCCGGGAAGTTCACAACGGACGCGACCATCTGATCCTGCCCAGTTACACGCTGCCAGCCAATGTCGTCATGAACGGCGGTTTATATTCTGCCAGTGAAATCGATGCGCACTATGCGGGCCTCGAGGGGACGCTGGCACCGCTCGGTCATCCACAGGTAAACGGCCAGTTTGTGTCAGCCTTTTCGCCTGAAGGGCTGAATGTCGGTTTCGTCGGCGCATGGAACCGCAACGTTAAAAAATCCGGGAATCGTATCTACCTGGAGAAATGGGTGGATGTGAACAAAGCCAGCGAATCGGAAGGTGGGCGCGAACTACTCGAGCGCGTGGCCGCCATCGAACGTGGCGAAGATGTGCCGCCAATTCACACCAGCGTTGCGGTATTCCTCGACCAGCTCGAACCCAATGAAGAACAGAAGGCGCTGGGTGCCGAGTGGGTAGCAAAAATCCACGGCATGGATCACGACGCGATTCTGCTGCATGAAGTCGGCGCAGCCACACCCGAGCAGGGCGTTGGCCTGATGGTGAATGCCGACCTCGCCACACCGCTAAAAGCCAACTCTGGCGCGCTGGTGGGCGAATCCTTCCGGGAGCGTGAACAGCGCCTCGATCGTGCAGCCAAGGCCCGGTTCGCCCCCGGTGAGAACGAATACGCCTGGGTGGCAGACTTCACCGATTCGCAGGTGGTAATTATTCGCAATGGCGGCAGCGCTCAGGTTTATGGCTACACCTCTGACGGCGGGAAAATCACCTTCGACGACACCGGAACGCCGGTTGCCCGCCAGGAATCCTGGGTCACTGTCGTGGCCAACAAAGTTAAATCCCTTTTCACACCGCAGGATAAGCCTGCAACCAACCATCAAACGGAGGGCGACATGCCTTTAACCACTGAAGATACAGAACTGCTTCGCAAAATCGTTGGTGAGGCCATCGCCGCTAATAACGACGCGACCATTAAGCCACTGAGCGAAAGCATTGCAGCAATTCAGACTAACCAGCAGCAGCTCGCTGAGACCCTGACCGCTAACTCCCGTGCCGAAGAAGCAACGAAGCGTGCGGCGGTTGCGAAAGTTCACGGCGAGATCGTTGCGAACGCGCTGTCTGGTGACGCACTGGATGCGATGTTCAAAAACCTGGGCGAAGCCGCACCGCTGGGTACTAACTCCGCACAGGCGCAAACCGAAACCGGCGCACCTGATCCGGCCACTTACTTCAAATAAGGGAAACGCCAATGCCACGTTATCGTCGCGTTAATATCGACGGGGAATCGCTCTACAAGACGGAAACCCGAAAACTCGCAGCGACCCTGAACCCGGGTACGTTTGTTGTCATCAATGCCAGCAATCTGTTTGCACAGGCCTCTGCGCCTGTGGGGCGCATGTATGTGTTGGATTGCGCTTATCACGAAGGGCTGGGTATTACCGATCCTATCCCGTCCGGTCATTCGGGTGTGGGTAATTACCTGGAGGAAGGACGCGAATTCGCTGTTCGTGTCGCTGCAGGTGCCTATAAAAAAGACCAGCCAATTACGGTTGTTGCAGGTCAGGCCGCTGCCGTGCCTACCGCTGCGGGTACCTATCAGGTCATCGGTTACTGCCAGGATGACGTCACCACCACGGCGGTTGACTTCATCCGCATCCGCGCGCGCGCTTCCAGCGTGACCGTTGCTTAAGGAGAGCATCAATGTATTTTTCTGCTGAAACACTGGCGACCAACAGCCGCCTGCGCACGCACTGGAATGAGCTGTGGGCTAACCGTAACATGTGGGATGCCCAGCACCGCGCCATGATGGCGGTAAACCGTAATCTCATGACGCCTGAAATGCTGGCGGCGAATGCCCTGGCTGGTGACGGTCTCGGTCGTGAATTCTGGGCTGAAATCGACCGACAGGTCATCCAGCTGCGCGATCAGGAAATCGGGATGGAAATCGTCAACGATCTGATGGGTGTACAGACGGTATTGCCGATTGGCAAGACTGCCAAGCTGTATAACGTTGTTGGTGACATCGCCGATGATGTGCAGGTTAGTCTGGACGGTCAGCCACCGTTTTCTTTTGACCACACCGAATACGGCAGCGACGGTGACCCGATCCCGGTTTACACCGCGGGCTATGGTGTGAACTGGCGTCTTGCTGCGGGCCTCAATACCGTCGGTATTGACATGGTGCTGGATTCACAGCTGGCGAAGATGCGCAAGTTCCATAAACGTCGCGTTAAAGGCTATCTCGACGGCAACCCGACCATTCAGGTCCAGAACTATCCGGCCCAGGGCATGCGCAACCATCGTAACACCGCCAAGATTAACCTCGGTTCCGGTGCTGGTGGTGTAAACATCAACCTGACGACGGCAACGCCGGCGCAGCTACTGGAGTTCTTCGGGCCAACCGGGGCATTTGGCATTACCGCTCGCGTCAACAAAGTTACTGCATACGATGTGCTGTGGCTGAGCGCTGAAATCATGGCAAACCTGTCGAAGCCTTACACCATTGAAGTTGGCAGCGGCGCGAACGCCGTTATCAGCGGCAATGTCCTGGACGCCATCCGCAAATTTATGCCGGTGAAAGATATCCGCCAGACCTATGCACTAACCGGTAATGAATTCCTGGCGTATGAACGTCGTCAGGATGTGATCACGCCGCTGGTAGGGATGGCGGTTGGGGTGGTTCCGTTGCCTCGTCCGATGCCGCAGAGCAACTATAACTTCCAGATCATGTCTGCAGAAGGTTTGCAGATTAAACGGGATGACGATGGCCTGTCTGGTGTTGTCTACGGTGCTGACCTGGACTAAGGAGAATTTATGCCGAAGTTTGAAGTCGTACGTGGCTGGCATGGCGTTAAGGTTGGGGATGTGCTGGTTCTGGATAAAGTTCATCCGGCGCTGGAATCTCATCTTCGCCTGATGCAGGGGGAAGCGGGTGATGAACTTACCCCGGCAACTCCGGGTGCGGGCACTGATGTGAAATCCCGAAAAGAAATCATTGCTGAACGCCTGAAAGAACTGGGGATCGAGTTCAAAGGCAATCTGGGTGCGGATAAGCTTTCGGAGCTGCTGCCGCCTGGCGAGCTTGAAAACCTGTTCCCTGCAGAATAACCGCCGCGAAAGCGGTTTTTTTATGCCCCGTTCCGGCGGGGCGTCTTTTTTCAGGAGTCTGTCATGGTCTCACAGGAACAGGCAAAGCAGTACCTGACCGGGCAGGGCATCGCTTTACCCGATTTTGTGCTGGCGGCGCTGATTGACCAGGCCAACGGCCTTGAGGAATGCCTGACACTTCATTATCCGGCATCAACAGCGCTGCTTATCCAGCTTTACCTGCTGGCGCTGATGGGGCTCGGGCAGGGTGATAAATACCTTTCCAGCCAGACCGCGCCTAACGGCGCTTCGCGTTCATTCCGGTACCAGTCGTTTTCTGACCGCTGGAAAGGGGCGCTGAGTCTGCTGCGCGGGCTGGACAAGCACGGTTGCGCCACAGCGCTTATTCCTCCTGATCCGACGGCTGCGCCAGCATTTGCAGGGATTTGGGTCGGTAAGGGCGGCTGTATGTGCAACGGGGGCCGGTGATGGCCTGGGTATCGGTGAAGCAGCGTTTGCCGGAGCCGTTCGTTAAGGTCTGGGTGATGACAGACAGCGGCAGGAAGGCCACCGGCTACGTCAAAGGTAACGGTGAATGGTTCATCTTTTGCCGGGAGGTTGCCGCCGGGAAACCAGAAGTGATCCGCTGGGAGGAGCCATGAGCGCGACAGCGAACTGGGTATATACCAACCTCGCTACCATTTACCCGCGTACATACGATGACTGGAAAGGCACCTGGCTAACCGGCACGCCGTATCTTATCGACTGCACCTGGGAAATAAACCAGGAACAGGCGATCGATGATGCCGGTACCGAATTCACCACCAACCTGATTATCTCCACCGAGCTGAAGCACAACGGCGCAGATGTCCGTAAACCGCTGCGTAACGACTATGTCGCTGTGGGTGACACAACCGCTGAGCCAGACCCGGTAAAAGCGAAAGGTGATGTGATCCGGGCAGTCAAGATGTGGGATATGTCGTTTTTCGACGAGGAACCCGACTACAAAATCCTGACATCTAATCGTAACTCGCTCGGTGCCTGATAACCCCAGGAGACAACGCTATGCCCGTTAAAGGTATCAAACGTGTTCAGTTAAACATGGGTAACGTGATTGGAAATATCGCCGGGGCAGTGACAGAAAAGGTGATCACCGAAGTCATGATCGTCGGCTCGGGTTATGCAGCGCAGATCACCCCCATTCATACCTCCACGCTGGTGAACAGCATGTATCGCGAACTGAAGCCAGAGCCGGGCGGAATGACCGGACGGGTCGGCTATACCGCGAACTATGCTGCGCGGGTGAATGCAGCCGGTGGCACGTTAAAAGGCAAGCCGCGCCCGGACGGCAGCGGTAATTACTGGGACCCGGACGCTGAGCCAGATTTCCTGCGTAAAGGGTTTGAGCGCGACGGCATTGCCGACATCAAAGCCACCATTAAACGAGGCTACAAATTATGACGCGAAACGAGGTTTTTGACGCGTTACGCGCCTGGCTGCAGAGCCACGGTTTTGATACCGGCTACCGTGTACAAAAGCGGTTCTGGGTTGAAGTGGAGGATTCACAGAACGACCGCTATCTCGTTATCCAGCAGCAAGGCGGTGGCGCGGCAGAAGAGGCCATCACCCGTGACTATTTCCGCTTCATCCTGCTGACCGGGCAGAACGACGCCGATGTTGATGCGGTGGAGAACACCGCCGACGCCATCCGCCAGGCCATGCTCGATGACTACCACACCGAATGCATCATCTCAATGCAGCCAGTCGGGGGCGTTCCCGCCTTCCGCACCGAAGAGGGCCGCTGCGCCTTCGAAATTAACTTCCAGACCATTATTTCCCGATAATACGGAGTAACACATATGACTTGTGAATCAGGTGCATTCACGGGGCGCGACGTCGTCGTTTATTTTGCGATTGGTTGCCCGGAGGTTCAGCCCACGCTGAGCCAGTACAAGCGCCTCGGCATGATGCGTGGCAAAACAACCGGCGTTGAATGGGAAACTGCGGACGCCACGGCTGACCAGAGCGCGGCATATACCCAGGAGAATCTGGTCACGTATAAAAACGTATCCTTCTCCGGTGACGGCGTAAGCCGCAAGGAAGCCATCTACGGCCAGAAGGAAATGAAGCGCCATGTTTATAACCCGCCCGGAGAAACCAGCAACCAGCCCTACGTGTGGCTGAAAATCATCTCGCCGTTCGATATCACTGAAGGCCCGTTCCTGGTAACGAGCTGGCAGGATGAATCACCACATGATGACGTGGCCACTTGGTCGATTGAAGCCTCCAGTGCCGGACTGGTGGATGTGCGCGACGTCGGCGCGGTCATTAACATCACCTCCCAGCCGCAGAACCGTACCATCACTACCGGCAGCACGCTGACACTTACCACAGCGGCGACCGTGACTGATGGTTCAGTGCTGACGTATCAGTGGAAGAAGAACGGTACGGATATCAGCGGCGCCACGGCGGCCACCTACACCAAAGCCAGCGCGGTGGCGGGGGATGCCGGCTCCTACACCTGCCAGGTTTCATCGCCTACTGCCGGTACCGTCACCACGAGCCCGGCAACGGTTGTGGTCAACGCGTCTTAACTGACAGGGGCGAAAGCCCCTTTGAGGTTTTATGCAGGCAATTACCGATATCGGCCAGGCGGAGATCCGCGCCGGTGACCGCAGAATATTCCTCAACCCTTCGTTTCTTGCGATGTCGCGAATTGGCTCACCTGAAGAGATTGTCACAGCGTTCGTGACAGTACACGGCGGACATTACCCTGAGCACCGTATCAGCGATGTTGTATTGATGCGCAGCATCCAGGCGCGCTGTTTTGCTGATATGGTTGTTACCGCAGCGAAGGTGGTGCAGGCGGCCTGTGATGATGATCTCCGCCAGGTTATTGGTGTCTGTTCTGTGACAGCAAAAGGCAAGCTATCGTATCGCCCCGGCCGGCTCCCCGTATCACACATTATCCAGCTGGCGCGCCATCTTATTCGCCATGGGGTGGTGGGCGACCAGCCACAGGAAGCCACCAGCAAAGGTGAGGGCGAGTACTCGGGGAAATTCGATGCCCGGTCTTTCGTTTATCTGGCTGTGGCACACCTGGGCATGAGTGAATCCGATGCCTGGAACATGACCATGACCAGCTTCAGGGCGGCCATGAACGCCAAATATCCGCAGAAGGAAGCCGCTAAAATCCCGACCGAGCAGCATTACGATGAGGCTATGGACTGGGCAGAGAAGATGTTCGCACTCGATGCGCAGCGGAACGGGCTGCACTGACCGCTGTTACTGAGATCAAAAAATCAGACCTGCCCGTTGCGCTGACGCGCTCCCCTGTTAGCATTAGGGTAACTTTTACGATGGGGATAGGGATGTGAAAAAAAAGACTCTGAGCATCATTTTTTTTATTGGGATTTTCACTGCGTTTTTGTTGGTTATGTTTGTTCCCGATACTGCCGCAGAGAAAGCGGGTCTGATTGATTTATGCAGCAAAATCACTAAAGAATCAATGAAGTCACCTAGCAGTTATAAAATGAATAATGCGTCTGTGGAGGTAATGATTGGTATTCCTTCTGTTGGTGCAAGGACTTTAAGTGATGGTCCATTTAAAGACGCGGTTTTATCGGGGCGGATACCTTATCGCATGGCAAATGTGATTATCCAGCAGGAAGCAAAGAATTCTTTTGGAGTAAGTTTGGTTGGAGAAACTTTTTGCCGATATTCAATTTTAGGTGAGGCGGGCGACGCCAGTTATAGAATAACATCTGTCAATATTGACGGTAAAAATGTTTCAGATATTGATATTACTATAAGGGCGGGAGCTGGAGAATATAACTTACAAAAGGGTATGTACTTAAAACGAATAAAATATATCGAGTATTATTTAATGCATGTCATTTGATAGTTATCATTTCATGGTTCTATAGCGAACCCATTAAGGTATAAGCATTCATGCAGACCCCGATAATGTGGGGTTTTTTATTGCCCGGAGAAAAGTAAATGTCCGAAAACGTAGGTGAAATTGTTTACATTATTCGCGCTGATACCGCTCAGCTTCTTACTGCCGGTCGCAATGTCGTTGATATGACCAACGATCTCCAGAGTAATTTTGATGATACTGACGAATCAGCAGATAACCTGAATACGACGCTCTCAAAACTTGCCTCTACGATTAAACTCATTTTTGCCGCTGGTGCTCTGCGCGAAATGGCGAAGATGGTTCAGAGCTATCAGGAGATGTCCGAGCGGGTTCAGATGGCAACATCGAGCCAGGAAGAATTCGAGCATGTTCAAAAGCGTTTGCTTAGTACTGCAAATGGCACCTATCGATCACTTTCTGAAGCGCAGGAGCTTTATATCCGTAGCGCCGATGGCTTGCGCAGTATGGGCTACTCCACTGAGCAGGCTATTGATGTCCAGGACTCAATGTCTTATGCGTTCGTAAAGAATGCGGCCAGCGCAGATCGCGCAGAGTCAGCCATCAGCGCATTCACCAAAGCGATAAACACAGGTAAAGTCTCCGCTGATCAGTGGGAATCCATTACTACAGCCATCCCAACCGTAATAAACGACATAGCGAGCGCTAGCGGAAAAACAGCCGTTGAAATTCGTGCATTGGGTGCTGCCGGTAAGCTGACAGCCTCAGAGCTGAGCGAAGGCCTGCGGCAGTCTCTTGATGAGAATGCTGCGGCTGCGGCAGGAATGTCTAACAATCTCACAGATGCTGGCGTGAGGATGAAAACGGCATTTACTGAGGTTTTGGTGGCAATCGAGGGTCAGACTGGCGCGCTACAAACTTTTACCAATGGTCTTATTGCTGCCGCAGACACTATTCTGGAGTTCGGTCGGGACTCTGATAGCATGGCTGGGTTCATTGATACTGCAACTATTGCAGCGAAAGCATTTTCTCTTGTTCTGGCTGGGCGTTATGCAGGAGCTTTGAAAGCCGGGATAGCCAGTAAAGTTCAGCACATCGCAGCAAACCGCCAGATGATAACCGCCGAAAACCAGGCGGCTCAGGCTGCTCTCTTCTCAGCAAATGCCACGCAGCGTCGGGCATTTGCAGATAAAGAGGCAGCTATTTCGGCACTTAATCTGGCTCAGGCAGAATATAACGTAGCGAAAGGTACTGCGGCTGAAGCCTTTGCGCTGGAGGGATTGATTGCTGCGAAAACCAAAGCGACAACCACCTCTCTCGCATATGCAGAGGCAGAGTTAGCCCAGGCGGCGGCATCGACCCGAGCTGCAGCTGCAACGAGTGCCGCCTCGGTAAGTATGGGGTTGCTGCGTAATGCTTTTTCGTTAATTGGCGGCACTGCGGGTGTTGTGATGATAGCCGCCGGAGCTCTGCTGTACTGGTGGCAAACCACAAAACAGGCAAAAGAAGAAGCAATCAACTTTGCCAGTTCTCTGGACGATGTAATATCCAGAATGAAGGAGATGGACCAAATCCAGCTCAGAAAAACTCTGGACAATACTGCCACGTCTATTGAAGCTCTTAACGAACAGTTCAAAGACCAAGTAAAAGAGCAGAATAGTGCACGCAAAAATTTAGAAGAATACCAACGACAACTCGAAGGACTGCGCGAATCCGGCGCGCCTCTGCAGGTGATTGAAGATGCCCAAAGAAGGGTTACACAATCACTTCGCGAGCTGAATGCGAAAACTGCTGATGTTAATGACACATCAAATACACTGCGCTCCACTCTGGAAAAGCAGGCTCTTATTCAAGAGCAGCTTAATCAGAAAGCGAGGGAGTCCGATGCGGCCTTCGCGATCCTTGAAAACAACCTCAAGAATGTAATTCCTGGAGCAAGCCAAAGCGCTATTATTGCGATGGCTTCAACGATCGAAGTTCTGGATAAACTCAATAAAAAAGCCGCGAACGTTGGGAATAAACAACCTGCGGAACCGGAAGACTCCCCCGAAGCGAAGAAACTCATTCAGAACGCCGAACGCCGTCTTGCGCTTTCAAAGCTTGAGGGTGAGGCAAGAGCAAGACTGCAGGCGCAATTCGATGCTGATGATGCCGGGATTACTGATGAGAAAAAAAGAAAGGCCCTTGCGGATCAATACGCTGAAACAGAGCGGTTAACCAGCGCAAGAAAAGCCGCAAACAAGGAAGCGAAGAAGTCCGCTGACGACGCAACGCAATTTTTATCTCGTCAGCAGTCTGCACTGGATCGACTCAACACCGGCTATGCCGATGGCTCGCTTGAACTGGCAAAGTACGATGCGGTTATGGCGCTTGGAAATAAAGCGACTGACGCGCAAATAGCTAAGGCTGAGCAGCAGGCCGACGCAATCTGGAGAAGTCAGCAGGCGATAAAGGCCGCTGCGGAGGAAGAGAAAAAGCGCACTCAGGCCAGTCAGAACTTCACCAGCCTGCAGGGGCAGGTATCACCAGTTGCAGCGGTCGATAACTCATATCTGACGCAAATGGCGCAGCTCAATGAGTACGTAACCCTTTACCCGCAAAAGATCGCGGAAGCCGAAGCGTTACGGGCTAGTATCGAAGAACAGTATCACCAGCGGCGCATGGCGGCCATGTGGGAGGAATGGCAGCAACAGAGCCAGATTAACAGCATGATTGGTGCGGCGGTGGATTCGCTACAGGGCGGAGCAACCAGCGCCATTACCGGCCTGATAAATGGAACGCAAAGCCTGCGGGAATCCTTCGCCAACATCGGCACCACGATTTTAAACAGCGTGGTGGGTAGCTTCGTCCAGATGGGTATCGAATGGGCTAAAAGTCAGCTTATGGGCCAGGCGGCTGCTTCTGCTTCTCTGGCAGCAACTACAGCCCAGGCTTCAGCCGCCGCCGCTGCATGGGCACCCGCTGCTATGAGCGCCTCCATCGCAACGTACGGCAGTGCTGCTGCCGTGGGGCAATCAGCGTACGCTGGTTCAATGCTTGCAGCCAAGGGGCTGGCGCTTGCTGGCGGTCGCCGTTATGGAGGCGGGGTATCAGCGGGCAACGCCTATCGCATTAACGAGGATGGGCGCTCAGAGGTATTCCAGACTACCGGAGGTCAGCAGATATTCATGCCGAACAAGTCAGGGAAGATCATTCCAGCAGATAAAGCAGGCGGGGGTGGCGTTGTTCAGCACATCACATTTGAAATCAACACTACCGGCGGTATCGACGATGCCACTATAAAGCAGATGGAAGGGATGATGAAGCGGGTCGCATTATTCCAAATAAGCGACCAGGCTTCACGTCCTGGCGGATTAATTCAGCCGCGAAACAAGCGGTAAGTCATTTCTTTTCGACAAGTTTTGCAAATTTCTTCGCAACCTCAACGAAATAGTCGTAGTCGGTGAATCCAGGGTCTGACGAATACTCATCACCAGCCATTAATTCAACGGTTTTGTATTCTTTCCAGGCTGTCTGAATTTTTTCCGCTTCAGTGCTGCGGGAGTGCCAGCAGAGAGTATCTACTTGTTTTTGGGTGACAGGAATCCTGACGTTCATCCGCTGCGATATTTTCTCTATATGCGACAGTACGCCGATATACACCGGCTCGGCGGCTTTATTGCGTTCATTTCGGTAAGCATCGCGCTTGCCAAGTTTTCTGCCAATAAAGAAAGTCACAATCCCTATTGCCGGAGATAACAAACCAAACAGAGGTGAAATATGGCTGATTTTATTGAGCATTATTCATGGCTCCTGTGGCTCCTCTTTCCTGTATTAACACTGATTGTAGGATACATGAGTGGTCGGGGCTGGTTAAGTTAACAAGGAGCAGATATGCCTGAAATCTTCACCTGGAAACCTCAGCGCGGTTACAGCGCCGAACGCACACCAAACGTGGCCATCGTGAAACTCGGAGATGGCTACGAGCAGCGCCAGAAGAAAGGCATTAACCCGCTGATGTCAAAATACTCGCTGACGTTTCGCGGCGTTAATGGTTCGTGCCGTGTGAACCCGGCGAAGCAGGCCGAGGCGTTTCTGACAGCACGCATGGCGGTGGAGTCTTTCTACTGGACGCCATCGGATACAGGAGTGCAGGCGCTGTTTGTCTGCCGCTCCTGGAATATGACAAAGACCGGGCCGCTGTATGAACTGTCGGCCACGTTTGAACAGGTACCACGATAAAGCCGAAAGGCGGGAGTTAAAAATGCAAGTTACGATAGCCGATAATGGAAAAACTATATGGATGCGTAATGAAGATGCGCAAGAAGGGATAACATCACTTAGTTATTTAAAGGACGGCACACAACATAAAATTGTTGCCGCCCTTGAGAATGCTCTTATTCAAGCGAAAGGGCAGATGCAATTAGCCGATGACGTTAATTGAATAACGAATATTAGCCTGATGCCCTGCTGGTAATGCTAAAACGACATTCCAGTTACCAGAGTGTGGAACTGTAATGTTTGCGGGAAAGCGTTTGTAAAAACCACCATAATGCTTGAAGCTTCTACCATTTTTAAAATTACTGTAATTGCTATCGTCCATTACAATTACATTGATTTGGTGAGAGCACTCAACTGAAACCGTACTCCCCCCTTCAATGTATTCCCTGCTGTGTATATGTGACATTTTTTGACCCTTTAAAGAGGTTATCAGCCATCCCTCTTCCCAGAGTGCGTCAGCGTCCCACCGCTGACGGGCTGAGCCCACAACATAACCAGGGATAGCGATATATCCCATCCTGATATTCGAACAGTAGCCACCTCCGGGTGGCTTTTTTTTGGGAGATTTTTGTGCGCGACATTCCGCCAGAGCTAATTATCGAAAGCGTCGACGCCGGAGTCGGCGCCTTTATCGATCTGTTTGAACTCGACCTCCGGCCTTACGGCGGGAACCTCGAACGTTTCCACTCCGGTACCAACGGTTTTTACAACAACGTCATCTGGCGCGGTAACGCCTATCCCGCTTATCCCATCGCTGTCGAAGGCTTCGAGAGCCGGAACGAGGGCGCGTATGCGCGCCCGGCCATGGCAGTAGCGAACGTCACGGGTATGATTTTTGGGATGAACCATGATTTCGACGATCTGCTGGGCGTGGTGATCACCCGTCGCCAGGTGCCAGTGAAATACCTGGACGCGGTTAACTTTCCCAACGGGAACCCGGATGCCGATCCCACCATGGAGGCAGTATCCCGTTACGTTGTCGAGGAGATGACAGAGGAAACCTCAGAACAGGTGACTTATTCCCTCGCAACGCCGGTGGACTGCGACAACGCTATTATTCCGGCGCGGACTATCCTGGCGGATGTCTGCCAGTGGGTTTATCGCGGTACCGGCTGTAACTACGACGGGCCGCCAGTCGCTGATGAACGGGACAACCCGACCAGCAACCCGGCGCTGGATAAGTGCTCTCACCGCCGCACAGGTTGCCGCTTCCGGTACCCGCGCCCGCACCCCATGCCAATCAGCAGTTTCCCCGGTTCACAGAAGGTTTCCTGATGCAGGAATTACTCGAGTATGCGGACTCGTCGCAGGATGAAGTGTGCGCGCTGATTATCGAAGATACCCGCCTGTACCCATGCCGTAACGTTCATCCCGATCCAGCTCACCATTTCCGCATCAGCGACGCTGACTGGCTGGCAGCGGAGGAGGAGGGCGAAGTCACTGCGGTATTTCACTCACATCCTCAGCCGGTACCGGTGCTGTCAGGTGCTGACCGCGCCATGCAGGTTATGACAGGCCTGCCCTGGTGGCTGGCGTGTAACGGCGAGCTGCGAAAGTTCCGCCCGGTACCGCACCTGCTGGGCCGCCGGTTCGAGCACGGCGTGGCAGACTGCTACACGCTGTTTCGCGATGCGTATCACCTGTGCGGCATTGACCTGCCGGACTTCAAAAGGACCGAAGGTTGGTGGCTGCGCGGGGAGAATCTCTACCTGAAGAACCTGTCGGCGACCGGGTTTCATCAGATTCCCCCCAGCGAGGCACGTGCCGGTGATGTGATTATCCGCCAACCGTTTCCGGGGGCTGATCCATGCCATGCGATGATCCTGCTGGACGATAACATGGTGCTTCACCACGACCATGCCGGGCACCTTAGCAGGCGTGAGCCTTACCGCATGGCTTACATGAAACAAACTCATTCCATCTGGAGGCATGAACTGTGCTCATCTTTAGATTTGCGGGGCATTTCCGCCGACATTTCCGCCAGGTCACATTAAACGTTGATACCCCCGCACAGGGGCTGCGTCTGCTGCTGGCCCAGTGCCCGGAGTTCAAAAAGGACTTTCTCAAATCGCGGGTGCGCGTCCGCGTGGCGGGTGAAGACGTGGCGACGGATGCAATGCACTGGCATCTGGACAGGCGTCTGGATGACGGTTCAAGCGTGCTGTTTGTCCCGGTGGTTGAGGGGGCAATTACCGCAGCCGCCGCCGCGTGGATCGCAGTGGCGGTAAGCGTTGCCTCCATTGCCTACAGCGTTTACATGTCCCGCAACATGAAAACCAAAACTTCAGCCGAGGCGGCGGAAAACAACACCATCACAAACAACTCTTTCACCAGTGCGGAGAACCGCGTCGGCCAGGGGCGGCCCGTGCCGATCCTGCTGGGCGAGATGGTGTGTGGCTCTAACGTCATTTCCCTGGGTATTGATACATCTAACAACCAGGACTGGACAGAATCAATAAGCTAAGGTGACATTATGTCTTCAGGCGGCGGCAAGGCCAGTACTCCCAAACTTCTCGACGATAACCTCAAATCAAAACAGTTTTACCGCGTGCTGGATCTCATCAGTGAAGGTCCGATTTACGGACCGGTTGACCAGTCACACCTTTCTTCTTTCATGCTGAATAAAACTCCCATCACGGATTCTGCCGGCAACGTAAGCGTGAATGGCGTTAGCGCGGCATGGCGACCCGGTTCGGAATTCCAGAGTCCCATTAACGGCTTTTCCGCCATCGAGGCGACCAGCATCGTTAATACCGAGGTCACTTTCAATACGCCACTGGTTCGCACAATTACCGATCAGGACGTCACGCGCGTGCGGCTGAATATCGGTGTGACGGGGCTGGCCGAGCAGGATACGAAAGGGAACCAGAAAAATACCTCTGTGACGATGGTGATCGAAACCCGCGTTGCCGGCGGGGCATTCATTCAGCAAAAAGTGGTCACTATCACCGGGAAAATCTCTGGCGAATATCTTGAGGCGCACGTTATCGATGCGCCGACAACGAAACCTTTCGATATCCGCGTTCGCCGTATCACACCGGACAGCAACGGCGACCTGCTGTCCAATGGTACCACCTGGAACAGTTACAGCCAGATTACTGACGACAACCTGAACTACCCGTTTTCGGCTATTGCCGGTGCAGTGATTGACCGTGACCAGTACAGGGACACCCCAAGCCGCACTTATCACCTGCGCGGGCTGATTGTGGACGTTCCGGATAACTACGACCCGATTACCAGAACCTATTCGGGGTTGTGGACTGGCGGATTCAAAAAAGCGTGGACGAACAACCCGGCCTGGCTCTTTCGCGAGCTGGTGAAAAATACGCGCTTTGGCCTGGCCCGGCGCGCGGGCTATATCGATGTCGACGACGGTGCGCTTTATATCCTTTCACAGTATTGCGATCAGCCGGTGAACGATGGCTATGGCGGCAAAGAGCCGCGTATGACACTGAATGCCTACATTACTGAGCAGGCCAGCGCCCGCGATATCCTGGATAAAATCGCCGGGATGTTCAGGGGCATTGCCCTGTGGGATGGCCTTCGTCTCACGGTCATGCTGGACACGCCTCAGGATCCGGTTGCCACCATCACCAATGCGAATGTTGTTGACGGGAAATTCAGCCGCAGCTCGGTTAAACGGGCCGAAAAATACAACGCGGTGGTGGTATCCTGGACTGACCCGGATAACGGCTGGGAGCAGGTGAAGGAATATGTTTCCGACGATGCCATGATCGCGCGCGGGAACTATAACGAGACGACTATCGAGGCGTTTGGCTGCACGTCTCGCGGACAGGCGTGGCGCGCCGGGAAATGGTTACTTGAAACCGCAAAACGGGAGAGTAGCCGGTTAACTTTCCAGATGGCCCGGGATGCGATTGCTTTTACGCCTGGCGATGTCGTGGAAATCATGGATAACGACTATGCCGGTACGCGGCTGGGCGGGCGGATTGTTTCGCACTCCGGCGCGAATATTACCGTTGATGCGGACGTTTCCAGTCTGGTTTCGCCGGGCGACAACATGTCGCTTATGGGCAGCAACGGAAAGTTTTTGAAATACCCCATCGTGAGCGTGTCCGGACGCGTCATTACCCTGCGCAGCGTTCCTGCCTGGGTACGTGATGGCACTGTATTCGCCATCGCCATCAGTGAAATCTCGGTCCGTCTTTTCCGCATCCTGAGTATTGCCGAAACGGAAAATAACTCGGTATACAGCATCACGGCAGCGCAGCACGACCCAAACAAACAGGCCATCGTGGACGAGGGTGCGGTTTTTGAAATGCCGACCGACACCCTGAATGGCTACCGGGTGCCGAACATTGAGAACCTTCGTATCCTGAATACCAACAGCGAAACCGTGCAGGTTACAGCGACCTGGGAAACCGCTACAACCACCAAAAAGCTGATGTTCGAACTGTATGTCTATAACGAAAGCGGGGCGGTTGTTGCTCAGTATGAAACCGACCAGTTCCGTTATGAGTTTTACGGCCTGAATGCCGGGAATTACATTCTCGGGGTGCGTGGCCGCAACGAAAACGGCATGAAAGGTGCTGAAACCCAGGTAAACCTTATCATCGGTGCGCCACTGGAACCGTCATCCGTTATCTGGACGCCCGGTATTTTTTCAGCAGATATCGTTCCGGTTATGCGTGTGACTGCCACATCCGATACCACGTTTGAATTCTGGTACGGCGGGGAGCACCGTGTCGTTAATCCTGCCCTTATCGAAGACCAGACGCAGTTCCTCGGGCGCGCCAGTCAGTGGAATTTACATGGACTGAAAGCTGACACAACGTATTACATGTACGTGCGTACTCGTAACGCGTTTGGTGTATCCGGTTTCGTTGAGTCGTCAGGCCAGGCGTCTTCAGATATTCCGGGCATGTTTGAATATATCGATGAAGCGGTACGCGACTCTGAGGCATTTAAGAACGTGCAGGCCGGGATAGACACAAATCTGGATGGCATTCTGCAAAATGCACTGGCAAATCATGGGACGGTAGACCGGCAGTTCGAGCAATTGGGGTCAGTAAGGGCGGAAATTATTGTCATCAGAACGACAGTTGCCTCTGTCGATCAGGCTCTTGCACAATTAACAACCAGCGTCAGTTCGCAGTTTGATAGTGTCAATGCGACAATAATTCAGCAACAAACGGCAATCAGCAATAATTCTCAGGCAATTTCCAGTCTTAATACCTACGTTCAATCTCAAGTAGGAGATTTGTCTAGCGCAATAAATCAGAAGATGAATGCTGAAGTTAAAAGTGATGGTTCTGCTAAAGCCTCATATACATTGAATATGGGCATTGTCAGGAATGGCGTGAAATATAACACCGGCTTCGGTATGTCTATTGAACCAAACGGTAGCGGGGGATATAAATCAACGGCTGTTTTTGCTGCTGACCAGTTCGGTATTTATTCCGGAAGTGATCCGGGAAGTTATGAAGCTGCATTTTTTGTATTTAACGGCCAGGTATTTTTGCGGTCGGCTTTTATCCAGAATGCCAGCATTGATAATACAAAAATCGGCCAGTACATCCAGTCGACGAACTGGGACGGCACCGGAAACATCGGGTGGCATGTTAACAAGAGTGGGTTTGCATACTTCACTGGGGTCACCGTGAAGGGAACTGTCTACGCCAGCGCAGGATCGTTCACTGGCTCTGTCTATGCGACAGACGGCGTGTTTAACGGCACGGTTTACGCTACTGACGGTAAATTCACCGGTACCGTTGAAGCCAGCAGCTTTGTGGGTGACGTCGCAAACGGCCAGGTCTTCGCTGATACCGGAGCATCGAGCAATGAAATCCGGTCATTCCAGTACACTGACAGCTCCCAGAACTTCCTCGAAAAACAGATTGTTGTAATGGCAGTGGTTGAGCATAACAACAGCCAGGCCCAGGAAGGGAGCACGACCGTCACGATAACTATCAACGGCAACGCTAAATCCTTTGATGTGTACGGGCCAGTCGGCGGCTCACGCCCGCGCGGCGGAAGCTCAACGGTCATGCACAGTATTCGCACGACAGCCAGGGTCGTAACCTGCTCCATTCAGGCTGCGACCGGACTTGGTGGAACAGGGAAAATACTCTCTCCCACAATGCTCATCATGCGAGGAGCCGGCTCTTTCGCACAGACCAACTAACCCGCTCCGGCGGGTTTTTTTATATTCATTCTGGAGATTCTCTATGTCAGCAGGAACGTTAACTCTTACGAATAACTCTGATGCAGTTTCCGGTGCTGGCACTGTTTTTTCTAATGAACTGGCAGCCGGTGACTTCATTGTTGTGACCGTTGGGGGAATACCTTACACACTTCCGGTTAAGGCAATAAACAGCAATACCTCGCTGACACTTGTCAGCAACTACACCGGACCTACTCAATCTGGTGCCGCATGGTCTGCTATCACGCGTTTTGCGATGAACCTTGTTACTGCCGCGCTGGTAGCCCAGAGCGCAGAAGCGCTGCGAGGCCTGAACTATGACAAACAAAACTGGCAGAGCATTTTTAGCGGCACGGGCAACGTAACGGTGAGGCTTCCGGATGGCTCATCATGGACAGGTCCCGCATGGAACGGCATCACAACGGCGTTGACTGGTAAAGCCGATAAGGTTGGTGGTGCGGTGCCTGTAGCTCAGGGCGGGACTGGAGCGACGACCCAATCCGCCGCGCGTACCGGGCTGGGGCTTGGCAGTGTGGCAACGAGAGACACGGGCGTGGCAGGTGGCAATATACCCGTTCTGGGTAATGCCAACATTGCCGGCTCGCAGCTGTTGCGGCTGTCATCGAGCAATACGCCGGGAATTGGGTATGCTAATAACTACACTTCCGCGATAGCTGCAGCGTTCAATATCGGTAACAACGCGAATAACGCTGCGTCAGCAGTAATAGCCTATGAGCGAGGCGGCCAGTTCGGTTGTCTCGTTGGCCTGGACACTGATAACCGGTTCAAAATCGGCGGCTGGTCGATGGGGGCGGTGGCGTACGAGTTTTATCACCAGGGCAACACTGTCATAGATGGCAACGGCTACCTGAAAAAAGCGTCTCCGGTCGTTAAAGTCGCAGGCGACGGCAGCGCAGAACTGAACGCGGAATCTGCTGGCGTTGATGTTCAGCGCATCAGAACAGGCGTCTATCGAATTTCCGGCGTGCTGGGTTTTAACTCAGATCCGGCCTGGGGCGGTATTGACGGCGGTATTGAAATTCCGCTCGATCGCAACAAACAACCGTTGCTCTGGGTTGACTATAAAATTGAGCCCGACGGCAGCATTCTGCTGACAACCTATCATCGTACTCACCCTACGGCGCCGCGGTTCGCACGTAACGAAATCGACGGAGTCAGCGACGGCGACGCGATTGATATTCCAGTTGGCCGCTGTGTCGATCTACGTGTCGAGATGCCGGTAAACAGCCTCTGGAATGTTGAGCAGGCGCGGCGCTCTGAGGAGATGCGCGCGGAATATGAGCGGGAGCAACGGGACGCGGAGCAACAACGACTGTATGAAATGTCCTTTGATAATTAGTTGAAACAAAGCGTTACGCCTGCCTCAGTATTTGCTGTTTATATCAGAAAAGGTGAAGTGATCAGGCTGAATATCCGTATTAACATGCCTCTTTACCTGAAGCTGTTAACTGGAGGGACTACTATGCGACCACTGATTACTCATGATGAAATCGAAATGTTGAAGCGTGACCTTGATGCGTTAGGGGAACAAAATCTCGTCGGCATTGAAGCGTACGAAGCGCTGCACCTGCTTGAGATGCGTCGGCAGACAGCCAAGCTTGAGTTTATTAAGCGAGCACTTGAAGGCAAGGAATAGCTTAAAAAAAAGCCCGCACGGGCGCGGGCGTCAATCCCTTAGTCTTTTTATTAGATATCCTGCGTTCAGGACGCAGGTGTATAACATAACGGCAACATGGAGCATTACTTTAGCAATATTTTACTTTCCTTCGTAACGACGGACCTGGCAAAGCCCGCCAAAAGTAATTGATGCGAAAGACGGAAGGGGGACACCATTCATTGCGGGGCAAGGTATACAGCAGCAGTAGCAGATGAAAAGAGGCACACTACGCGGTTTTCGGATTTGCTGAGGGTAAAATAGCGAGCAGCATTATAAGCGAGCAATCATGGTTTGAGGTATGTCCGCTTTGAGCGAGTAGCGGAACTTGTGGTGATATGTTAGGCAGTATTGTGAAGGTTGTAATTCCAGTGAAGGTAGGGTATTGCTGGAGTTGTGGCCAACCTTACGAGCGAAAAAAGAAATATTGAACCGGGATTGTGGTGAATATTTTTGAATGTTATAGCTTGGCTATGAAGAGCCACACGTAATCAAGGTTGTTAAGGGTTTCTT